CAAGTAGAGCTTCGTTTTCTTTTGTATAGTTTGCTAATGCAGATACATCAAATCCCATTTTATTTTATTTTTATTTGTTTAATAAAGCGTTTCTAAATTTTTCAATTCTTTCGTACTTCATATCTTTTGTAGTTACGTTAGAACCGAATGTTTGTTTTGGTTGCGCAATAGGTTCAGCGTTAGGTGTCTTAGTAAGTGCTTCTATTAACTCAGCCACTTGACTAAAGCCATTCTTAACTTTTGCCTCTAATTGTGCCACTTGTGATTTTAGATTTTCGTTTTCAGAAACTAAAGCAGCGATTTCGTCTGCCATTTTCTCGTCCATCTTTTTACCCATTTCAGCAGGAGTTTCGTCAGCGATTACCGCTTCTGCTTCTGGAGTTTCGATAGAGATAATCTTAGCGTTCTCGTCTAACTCAATTTGAGTTCCGTCTGCTAATTGGTGTTCGCCCATTGGAGCAGGTGTTCCGTCAGCTAAAGTAACTACACCGCCAATAGCTAATTCGCTAATCATAACCTTTGTTCCGTCCATAAGGCTATATTCTGCGAATGTAACAGGTACTTCCTCGATAGGTGCTTCAGCAGGAGCAGGTGCTTCTACTTGTGGCATATCTTCGAATAAAGCCCTAATTTGCATAATTGCATCTTTTGCGTTCATCATTCTTTTTGTTTAAATATTAATAAAAGATTTTGTTTATCATTTAACCCGTTGCAATATTTCCTTTATTGCATTCATAAGTTCTTGTTCTTTACTTGGCTTTGTCTTGTAGGTAAATAACCCCTCTACGCTAAAGCCTTTAAATTTGCCCTCTTTAACATCATTCCAAACGCCTTCGTTGTCTACTTTGAACGAACCAAACCAAGACCCGTCTGGTGCATCTTCAAAACCCTTCATTGGTTGTATACCTCTACTTTGATCTGTAATAAAGCTTTCAAACATAGTAACTCCTTCTACCTGAGCATCTGGAGAGTGCATTAAATTTACGTTTGATTGGTAGCCTCTTTTGAAAAACTTTTGAGCAATCTTAAAAATAGTATCTTTAGAGAACACCACATAGTAATCGCCATAAGTAGCATCACTGCGAAAAATAGGTACGTCAGCAAGCATAAGAGGTCCACTAATGATACGCTTATCTTCGCTAACCACTTCAAAGCGTTGTTGGTTTTTAAAGGCATTCCAATTCTTTTGAATAGCAGGTTTGTCTACGAGTGCCACGTAATCAACCTCGGCATCGTCGTTCATATCCTCGCTAATGTCTAATAAATAAACAGGTAAGTCCATATTCGTAAATATTAAGTGTTTTAAATTGTTATCATTTAACCGAACCTTGCTCTTTGCTGAATAGCTGCAATTCTTTGTTGGTTACTTGTTACATCGCTTTCCACGACATAGCTTCTAATGGCTTGGTTGCCTATTGCATTAATTGTCTGGTTACTTAAGTTTGTAGTCGCTGCTTGTGGTTGAGGCGGTGCTATTGGTGCTGCTGCCGAAACATTTGGAGCACTCATATTTCCTGCTCCACCGCTACTTGCCCCACCTGGAACTTTTGTTGCTATAATGTTTTTAACTGCACTGAAACCTGTTGCCGCAGCAAGAGCAACGGCAGGAATAGCCGCAGGGAAGCCTAATTTAACACCTGCAGAGATACCTTGATAAGTATTAATTAATGCAGCCGAAATTGCAAGAGCCTTTCCTGCTGCGGTTTCTTTGCCTATAATAGAACTAACCGCTACCAAAGCATCTGCGGTTTGTTGTGCTAAGGCTATTTTTTGTTCTGCACTTAGCTTATCAATATTAGCATCAGCTTCTTTAAATGCAACGTTTTCGTCAAAAAGCTTTTTGTTTTTAGATTTTAAAATATTAAACTCGTCCTCATCTTCTTTTTGCATTTTTGCCGCACTATCTTCAAGTAGTTTAGCGTCTGCTGCATCTTTTTTCTCTTTTTCTGCTACTGCAATTGCATCTAAATCTGCATTTAATTTAAGCCTTGCCGCAACTATTAATTCGTTACGAGTAGCTTCAGTAATCTTAGTATTAGCTAAAATTTCGTCTTTTTCTTTAATAAAAGCAAGGTTAAGTTCTGCTTTTTTCTTCTCGTTCTCGTCTTTAAAAGTAGATAGGAATAATTGGTTTCTTAAATCGGCTAATTGTTTTTGTGCTTCTTTTTCAGCAGCTATTCTATCTTCATTATTTTTTTTCCTTTGTTCAGCCGCAGCCTTAGAGGCTTCTGCTCCTGCTTTAGCATTTTCCTTTAATGCCTCTTGTTGTCTTTTTTGTTCTTGTATATCTAATACCGCTTGTTCAGTTTTTAAATCTCTAAACTTTTTTAGTTCCTCGTCGTTTAATCCTTGTTTAGTTTTTAGCTTTGCCCTTAAAAAGTTAAGTTCATTTTCTCCTTGTTGCTTACTAAGTGCGTATATCTCTTTTTCCTTTCCGCCTTGTGCAGTAAGTACTTTAATTCTTGCCTCAATACCCTCGTTCCCACGCTTTGTTGTTTTTTCTAAAGAAGTTAAAGCACGTTCTGCCTGTGATGTTACACCAATAAAATCGGTGACTTTTGTAATTATGTTACCAAAAAAAGAACCTAATTGAGCAAGTCCTGGGAATAAATTAGTTACAACCTTTTTAACCTTATCAAAGTTTTGAATAAGCAAAGTGATACCTATTACTATTGCACCAATCCCCGTTGCAAGTAAAGCACCTCTAAAAGCTTTCATAGCAACAGTTGATCCAGCCGTTGCAGTTGTTGACGAATTCGTTGCAGCAGCATGAGCTTCGGTAGCGGCAGTTGCCTGAATTGTTGTTATCACATCAGCCTCTTGTATTGCAACCTTTTTACCCATAACGAAATTATAGGCAGATTGAAATACTGTTGTGCTTTTTATTACAGTACCTAACCTTTCAAAATCTTTTACTGAGTCAGTAATAGTAGATAGTCCCTGAGATAATGCTAAGGCACTTTGTACCTTAAGTAAAGATTTTTCTACTTCTTCACTTTCAACTCCAACTAATCCAAGTGCGCCTTGTACGGCAGTAAACCCACCTGCAACCGCAGTAGCAGCCCCGGCAAGTGCCTGAAACTTTTTACCAGGATCAAACAAGTCAGCCGTTTCCCTTGCTTCACTAATCCTGTCTTTTAGTTCGGCAACTTTTTTAGCTGCGGCAATAGCTTCTTGTGAGTAATCTCCAAAATTACTTTGAGCATTTATTAATTCGGCATTGGCTTCCTTTAATGCTTTTTTAACATTACCTATTGACTCGACTGCGTTGCCTTGTACATTTACATTTATATCTACTGAGTTCTGTTGTGCCATTAATACGATGTTTCTATTACTTTAAGGAATGATAGTTTAGTAGTATTGTATTCCATTGGGTTAAAGTTCTCGACCTTGTTAAGCCTAAACAATACCCCATCTATCCAGACATACTTACTAAAATCTAAATTGAAAATGTCTACAATATCCAATAAACCAAAGCAGGTTAATAGCTTACTATCTTTGCTTGTTATCTCAGCAAGGTAAGGACTATGAAAGGCATTGAATACGTTTGTGCTTGGATAAGTATTAGGACTAAATTGTAGTTCTTTAGGTGCGCCAAAGTTTATGTCGTTAGTAGGGTTAATTGGATCGTCTAAGTGTCCTGCATAACCATAGCTTGTATAAGATGCTAAGTTTGACGCTCCATTCATTATTGTCCAACTTGTTACGCCCGTAATCTTCTTTGTTTGCATTATTCGTATAATACTATCCATTCTATCTTCTGCGTTGTTAGAGTTTGACTTTTTATAGATAGCAGGGAATACTTTGTCCTGCCCTGTTTGTTGAAACAATACAGATGCAGCAAATATAACTTCTAAAGTATCTGTTTCTTTTACGAAATCAAACTCCGTGTCATAAATAAAATCTCCATAACCTTCGGTATACTTCTTGCGATAGTTCTCCCCGTAGAAGTCATTATCGGTTTTAAATTTATAGTTATAGTAACGAGCATTAATCTCACTCATTGGCTTAATGCTTAAAGGTTTCGCTCTATCTATTTTGTTAGTCCAATCTTCTGCCGTAGCTGATGTAACAGGATAAAAGTCAACATACGGACTGATAACAAGTTCCTTGTCGTTAAACTTATTCTCATAAACGTAGAGGTTAAACATCTTAACAATGCTCAAAAAGAAATCTCTTTGGAATATACCTTTAGGGATTGTTTCACTTACTTTAATTGTTTCT